GGTTTAAGTAAAACAAGTCGAGAAGACCAAGATGACTTAGAGGATGAATATGCAGCTATCGTAGGGGATGCCTACGGAGGTCTTAGAGGTGTTGAAACTGAGGAAGATATTTCACCAGCTCAACGCACTCAGATGCTAAACAGTTTTCAAATGCTACGCCCAGAGGCCGATGATGCTACTATATCAGAAATGTTTGATAAAGTATTTAGTGGATCGGGTGATCCTCTTCAAAACTATTCGTCGTTGTTGCGTGAGACAGCAGTCAACGGTACAGATGCTTCCGCCGATCTATACAACGGTAGTCGCAATAAATTAGATTACATTCTAAATAACTACGCTAACCGTCCTTTAAGCCCTGTTGCTTTAACAACAAAGCGTAAAAATAAAGCAATCAAAGAGTTTACAGCTTGGCATCAAAACAACCCCGAAAAGGATTATCGAGATTGGGTTAGCGAAACAAGCCAGCCCTTTAAGAAATTTACAGAGCTGACAACGCTATCCAATGAGTTATCAAAGGGAGGGTTCGTCCGAGGGACGCTAGAGTTTAAAAACCTAAGTACAGACCTAAGCACGCTAGCGAGTGACCTCGGAGACACATTAGAGGTTGAATTTAATGGTAGCATTCTAACAACCATCCAAAGCTCAATTGAAAAAGAACTGGTAAGTTATGGTCAAACAGTAGTCGACGATCCAAAGAGCTTAGAACTGGTAGCAAAGAAGCGTGAGTCTTTATTTACAGACGTGCAAGAGCGTCTTAAAGGCCTCGCTGTTGCTCAAAACATGCCTATTGATGAATTATCTGAACTCAGAAAGAACGAAATCAATAAAGCAGGAGCAAAGGGAGGGATGGGTAGAAATGCTGTTAGATATAATTCATTGAAACTAGGAAATAGGGCAGCACAGTTAGCTCCTAAAGATTGGTCAATGATTACCTCAGAGCGATCAGAGATGCTTAGCAATAAGCACCTGCCTCAACTACAACTATCCTTGACCAGACATGGATTTACCTCATACTCTCCTAGTAACACTAAGTTTCTAACTGCGTCAGGACTAGACTCTGGTGATGTTAGCTTAGTGGGAAATGACTTAGAGCTAAATGACATTGCTGCTCGTTTTGGAGAGGTTATTGAAGCCGATACAGGTCTTAATACCCTTACAGATGACCAGAAGAAAATCAGAGAGGAATATCAAGCCCTTGGAATATATGATATAAATACACTAGCTCAATTTGCACGCTTGCAGATGTCGCTATTAAAATAATAAGAATTTAACCTAATATAAATACGTGTCCGATACCCCATACTTAGACCAACTCATTGGAAGTTCTACTAGCAACGAAGAAACACAGAAGAAGCAAATAGGAGCACCGACGACTGTTGTAGCGCCTCAAGCATCCACTGTGTTTCCTGAGGACTTTGAAGCTGTAGAGGCTGACGAAGCTTACCCTATTCTTGGAAACGTCACAGGAATTGGAGCGGAGATTGGCACAGGTCTTTATCTTACTAAGCGTCTCCACAGAAGCCAGCAGTTTCTAAAGTGGGCTAGAGGAGCTAAAGCAGCATCCGCAGCCGCTATTGTCACGCCTGAGCCTGTCTCCACAGCGGCTGGTCTAGGTACTTTTGCGCTCTCAGAAGCAGCTATCTGGGGAGTCTCTAATCTAATTGGGCAAGGCATCCGTAAAAGCTTTGGTGTTCAAGACAATATTAGTGCTGGAGAAGTCCTAGCAAGCTCCGTGTTTGGTGTGGGACTGGTTACTAAGGGAGGTCAAAAGCTTATATCCCTTGGAGACGGCCTAGCTCAAATGAAAGCTTGGGGCAAAGGCAACGAGCTGTTTGTTCAAGGTGCAAAGAGCTTTGTATCAGGTGCTACACTCGGTATTGCTGAGACAGCTCTGCGACAAGAGGTACAGATACTACTAAACGAGCGTGAGAACCGAGACGCTGTAGAGTATCTTATTGGTGGAGCTGCTGGTGGTGGTTTCAATACAATGTTTGACGTATTTAGCCGCACAGGTAAGTGGGGACAAGCAAAAGCAAAACAAGTTACATCTAGGGCTAAAGAAGCACTAGCGAAGAAAGCAGATGAGCTAGAAGCGCGAGCTGAAACAGTAGCCCCTAGAGCTCGTCCTAAGTTACGTCTTGAAGCTAACCGTATTCGTCAATCCATTAACCTTGTTGATGATCTAGGGCAGCAACTAGACACAGCGACTGAAGCGCTAAACAACCCGAAGCCTAAGGAAGCCCCAGAAGCGTCAGCGACTACTGCGACACCTAAAGACCTAGATAGGGAATATATTGAAGGCAATATCACCTTTGAGGAGCTGAATGCATCCCAAAAATACAGAACGTTTACAGACTTTGGAGCGGAATTTACCAAAGCACGTGAGGCGAATGATATTGAAAGGTTTAGAAGAATTGAAAAATTAGGAACAAAAGATATTGCACCTCCTACTGAATTTTTCCACGGTTCACCTGTAAAAGGTATGACCGAGTTCTCTAATGAAAAGCTACAGGCTGGATCGAATTTTAGAAAAAACGGTAAGGGTTTATACCTGACCCCAACAAAAAAGAACTCAGCGAGACACGCAGGGGAAGATGGTGAAATATATGAAGTAAAAATTAAAGAGGGGAAATTTGCATCTCCCCAACGAGTGAGCGAATTAGCGCAGGAGTATGACAAGAATCCCACGATGGTGAGACGTCCCAAGTATGAAGCACCTAATAAGCCTCTTTTAGACTCAGACGGAAACCCTGTTTATTATCCTGAAGAGCCCGTGTCTCTGTCTCAAACCCGCATAAATGAAAAACTAAAAGAAGAAGGGTATATTGGAAGGCGTATATCAGATGATGAATACCTTGTGTTTGATGCTAAAGATGTTTCTATCATCAAAGACACACCAGAAGCTACCCCCGCCCCTAAGACACCCGAAGTTGCACCCGAAGTGACACCACGGCAGCAGAGTATTAACTCGCTTAAAGAGCAGCTATCCGAAATGGACAGCACTACAATGTCTCAAGAAATGCCTAGTATTGAGCGAGACGCTAAGAAGATATACACAGACCTGTATGATGAAATTAGCGTTAATGTTCGTAAGCTAGAAAAGGAAAATAATCCAGAAGCTATTGCCTCTCTCTTATCGCAAATTAAAGAACTCAGAGAACTCAACATAAACGTCAAAGACGTCGTAGAGACAACAGCAGGTCGTTCCCTTCAAGCAGCCCGAAGAGATGCTAGTAAATATAACTGGGCTGATCAGTACAGCATGAGAAGTCAGCAAGAGGACGCAGCTTTAGCGCTTCTTGAAGAGACCTTAGAACGTGGAAATGTATCTGGTAAAGTTGATGGATCGGATGTTTCATCTAAATTAGACGAAGTCGAAAAGATTAAACCTAAACTCAAAGAGCAAGGTAAAAAGGACTTTGGGGAGTTAGGAGCGACTCCAGAAGCTAAGAGCACTGTTAAAAAGACAGACGTTAAAAAGAAAAACATGACCGATGAGGAGTATAAAGCATTCCGAGTCCAGCTCATGACCGATATCGAAAATGCCCTTTACAAAGCTTTGGATGTCGATGGTGCTGGTAAAGTTACAAAGGCTTTCCGTTGGTTAGCTCAAAGCCGCCAGATGGCTCTTATCAACCAGCTTCCATCCGCATTAGCAGGTGTTCCTACAGGTATCGTTGCTCTTGGGCGTGAGGTAAACCGAGGTGTTGCTAATTATGTTTCACAGAAGTTTGCAGGTAACGAACTTGCTGGAGAGTTAGCTAAAGCAGACATAGGAGAAGCTTTAAACAACTTTAAATACCTCTTTTCAAAAGACAACTGGAAAGCCGTAGGACGTACCCTGAAAGACAATCAATCAGCAACTGATCCTCGCAAAGCAGGACGAATGGATGATGAAGTTCATAGGGTAAACGTACCAAGAGGCGAAGCAGCTCTTGTAGCGAGTGCTCGTAGACGTGCAGAGAAAGCCTTAAAAGCTAAAGAAAGTCTTATTAGTAAAGCAGGACAAGAGGGAAGCGAAAGCACTCTTGAACGTATGAACCGCTTATACTTCCTAGGACAATCAGGGGGTGTTCGTTTGATCCAAGGACTCGATGAAGCCTTCAAGCGACCTCTTATTATGGGGCGTGTGCGTGCATCTGCTCGTAAGGAAGCTATCATGGAGCTTCATGAATTAAAGAAAACCGATGGCGTTGATTACACTCCTGCGGACATAGATGAACTTGCGAAGCAGAAGTTTGATGCCGCTCTAATTGACTCAGATGGTCTGATGGTTCTTAGAGCTAACCACGAATACCTAGAGGAAATTGACCTAGCTCGCCAAGAGCTCCTGTTTGCTGCTAACAGTGACAACATTGAAGAAGTTGTAACACCCTACAGCGAAAAGGTTGTTCAGTCGCTTAAACAGCTAGCAGGAAACGATCATCCTATTAGCTTTGGTCTTAATGCAGTTATGCCTTACATCGGTGTTCCTATTAGAGGTGTGTATAAAGGTCTATCTTGGTTATCCTCCGTGCCTCGCGCTACTGGAGGTCTTGTAGGTGGAGATGCATTTATGAATCCATACATCGCTAAAGTTAAGCAAGCCCAAGATGAACTCCTGCTCCTCGAAAAGCTACAAAAGAAACGAGGAGACTCGCCTTTTGATGAGAAGGGACGTGAGGCTGTTAATACCTTAGACGGAGCTAAAGCGGAATTACTTGAGAGGATTAACAGGGCTGACGCTAGACGTATCCAATATAATGCAGACAACTTAGCAGATGCTTTGATGGTTGTGGAGCTTGGAGGGTTGATGGTAGGAGCTGCTGCTCTAGGTAGCGGCACGGGGTCTATGACCTTCTTATCGGAAGACCAGAAAAAGAAGTTAGAGATAGCAGGTACAAAACCTTTTCAGTTATTTGGTATGGACTACAAAGCTATTGGCCCTGCTGCCTTCCCGCTTGTAGTTGCAGGGGATCTCTCTCAATACTTTAAGATTAGAAATGTAGAAGCTCAGATGGGTACTACAATTCTTGATGAAGACTTAACTTGGCCAGAGGTTATTCTTAAGTCTTTAACAAGTCTCTCTAAAGAACAGCCCCTGTCGTCAGGTGTTAAACAAGTGACCGAGATGCTCGGAAATGACGAACAACGTAAAGTAGCTGTGAGTTCTATGTTATCCAGTTATACGTTAATGCCAGCCTTTGTTAAGAAAGCTGTACAGCAATATAACAACGCAGGGCGCATGGTTGACTTGAAGGGATCTACCTTCGCTGACCGTATGGCGTATGGTGCGCTAGGCATGGGCATCTCTAACTACAAGACTGATTACTTTGGACACGATATTGAAGACCCTCGCGGATTCATCCAGAATAATGTCATGCGTCAATGGCCTACAGCTAAAAAGCTTAGAACAACGCTGGAGAACGTTATTGGAAGTGACCTTGTAGGGACTATTCAAGCAAAGCCTGAGTATATTCAAACAGGCATACGTATGAAGGACTTTATAGATGCTCGCGGCATCAGTATGACCTACCGCTTTGACCAGCAATTAAAAGAAACTAAAATTAATGGTAAGACCATGTTGGTCGCCGTTCAAGCTAAGATATTTAACTCAAAATGGAGAAAGAAGTTCGATGGATCTGCTGTTGCTGATGGAGATATTATGGTCAACTTAGGGCTTGTAGAACTCAACGAACTCATGCGAAAATACTACGATAAAACTAAGGAAGATATTCTTAAAGATCGGGGTGTTACATCTCTATTTATTAATAAAAACAACGAGTCTCTGGATGAAGTCATAAAAAGCTTTAACAACGGTGACTTCCTAAAAGATTCTGGGCCTGTCAATCTGGCAGACATTATCTCTCCCCAATAACCCCCAATAAATTTAACCTACAAAGAAACTAATTATGCCTCAATCATATATCGAATACACTAACGGACTCTCTGATACTACCTTCAGCGTTCCCTTCAAGTACATCAGCGTTGATGACGTTCACGCTCTAGGCTACGACGGGACTTACTACACATCCCTTGCTGTTGCTTCTAGGGACGCCTCAGCGAAGACTATTACACTTGCTGCTGCTCCTAGCGCATACACAAAGGTTCGTGTATATCGTTCCACTGCTACAGACCAGCTAGTGGACTTCCAGAATGGCTCACGGTTGTCTGAGGCTGACCTAGATACAGCATACCAGCAAGGTCTGTTTGTGGCTCAAGAGGTTTCTGAGGATGCTAATACAAACCAATATGTAAGTCTTGCAGATGCTGCTCTACTAGCCAACACAAGTCTTTCTGAGTTTAGCTCTAGCTCGCATACAGGAGATGGAACAGAGGTCACTTTTGATTTGTCTTTTGTTCCTAAAACATCCATGCCACAAGCATTCCTCGTTATCATTGATGGTGTCCTACAGTCTCCTGTGGATGCGTATACAATGTCCATTAACCCCGCTCAGCTTACCTTTGCAAGTGCGCCTCCAGCGAGCTCTAAAATCGTTGTAACAACTACAGCGGCAGCTACAGGAGCAGTGCTAGATGACCTAGATGTAACAGCAACAGGCTCCACAGAACCTCGTAGTCTTTCCGATAGGTTCGCTGATACAGTGAACGTAAAAGACTTCGGGGCTAAAGGAGATGGTGTTACGGATGATACTGCTGCTATTCAGGCTGCTTTGGATAATGCATTTGCGCAGAATAAAAATGGTACAACTAGATTTGGTAATAACTTAGCATTTATTAACTTGGATTTATCTGGTGACTGTTACCTAATATCATCCACCCTAACCACATCAAATAGTGGAGGGGACAATGTAGTGATCTCTAACGGCTCACTTATAGCAAGTAATTCATTTACAGGCGATTATATCTTATCTGTAGCTGATGGTGCTACGTCTGTCGTAGGTAGTAGTCTATTCATAAGGGACATCCACCTTGACTGTGGTACTGTAACAGGCGGAATTTTACATAATGGATACATCACAAGCACAATCTCTAATACCAATATTACTCAAATTGGCAGCTCTAAAATAGGAATACGGAAGACCATTTATGGTAGAGAGTTGAAGATTATTGATTGCAGTATGGAGCAGTTTTATAATACACAGACTGGTTGGGATGTCACAACCTCCCGAACAGCGACAGGTATTTTGATGGAGCAGTCGGATTGTGAAATATTAGATACAGTTATTCGTTACTGTAATATAGGATTAGATGTAACAAAGGCTCCATTATTTACTAACACTCTTCATATATATGGCTGCAATGTAAACATTAGAACCAATACTGGTGAAGGTGTTGTAATGAACGGACTGTACTGTGATTCAGGTCCAATTATTCTTAAGAATCCAAGATTCCATACATTAGAAGGTATATTTTGGAAAGGTAGCTCTGTAGGAGCAGGGTCTTGGATAGACTACAATGATTATATTCAATGTAGCCCTACTTCGTCAGACTTTTCTTTAAGAGGTTTGAACATAAAAGGATTTTTCTGGCACGCAGGAGGAGGAAACACAAACCAAATTTCCTTTGTTGAATCGGGAGGATCTTTATATGACGGGACGACAGTAGGTGCAGGTAATACTTTCAATGACAATAATATCAAGGATTGTAAGATTGAATCGAGTGTAAATAATGTAACAAACCAAGTTATACGTAAGACGTTTAATGCTTCTTATCGTATTGATAGAAATTCTAGTGATTTGTCTGGTATAACTCCCAGCGCAACAGCACATAGACACTCCTTAGATTTTAGTTCAATCTTCCCTGTGGGTAATATCCAACAATCAACGTCAGACATTTATCCTAAAGTCTATGCGACAAATGAAAACCGTAGGATATACTCATGTGGATCAAAACCAACATTTACTTTAGGTGAAGTTATAGAAGACGATGGAAGTGGCGTTACGAGTTATGTAACTTGGATTGATGATTTAAATAACTTTATCATTTGTGAGAAACATTCTGATTCTGGAAGCGATGGTTTAAGTGGAGCTTGTACAGGGCAAACGTCTAATCACACAAACACACTAACAAGCGTTAAACCTATAGGTGGTACACATCTGCCACTAACGGCAGTTGAATCCTCTTCCAGTACAACTACAGTAAACGTTGATGTACATTACAATGGGTTTCCTTACTCTGGAATAGTAGGTATATCTACAGTAGCTTCAGTTAACACCACTGACTTGTAAGAAAAACAAAATGATCAACCTAATACTCATCTTAACCTTCCTGCCATTCTCGTTGGCTTTCTCTATATCAAATGAGGAAGTTGCCCGAGACATCCACCAACAAGCTAAGGGTGCTTGGGTGATGACTCACGATGAATACTATGACGCTATAACTAAGAGGGAACTCAATAAAGTTACGAGCTACCACTCTAGGACTATTAAGATGTTCGACAAAGGTAAAGGCAGTAAGCTCTTTGATTGTGATGACTACGCTCTCACATTCAAGGCTGCTGTATCTTATTACAGTCTGTTGAGAGGTGCTAACTACATCTGTGGTATCATCATAGTGAAACAAGAGGAAGACTTCGGGAGTGTTGAAGGTGGAGATGATGTTTATCATGCCCTTAACCTTTTAATGATGAATGATACTTATATAGTACTGGAACCACAAGGTTATGATGTAGTCGCACTATCTGATTACCCGAACAGAGCCAACATTATAAAAGTCATAATCTAGAAACTAAGCACGACAATTAACAAACCCTTAAAATCTAAAACCCAATAAATCTTAACAAAAACAAATTATGTCTATTACAAAATCAAACACTCGAATGCTCGAAGGAGACATCGACGCTTCAAACATAACTGGGGTTCTCCCCGTGGCTAACGGAGGCACTGGGAGTTCCGCAGGAGCTTCTTCGCCGTTTCCCGCAGGTTCCGTGATTTACCATGCAGCTAACACACCACCTACAGGCTTTCTAAAGGCTGACGGTTCGGCTGTCTCTCGGTCAACTTATTCAGACCTGTTTGCAGCCATCGGGACAACCTATGGTGCTGGTGACGGTAGCACTACGTTCCTTGTTCCTGACTTACGTGGTGAGTTTATGCGTGGCTGGGACGACAGCCGTGGAATTGACGGTAGTAGGGCATTTGGTTCAGCTCAGGCTGATGAATTAAAGAGCCATAACCACTCAGCTGATGCCAAGACTGATTACTATACTTATTATGGTAGCGATAAGTTTTACTCGGTGAGTAGTTCAGGTGGAGGAGCCAGTTATACCAAGTATGTGAATAATACGGGTGGCTCAGAAACTCGACCACGAAACGTAGCCCTTCTAGCTTGTATTAAATTCTAATTAACCCTCTCAACCCCTTAACCCAAAATGTTACCTGAAAACCCTTACGTGACCCCGTTTATAGCCACCAGTGGAATCCTCGGAACCCTTACCCTTGACCATATTAACACCACCGTAGCTATAGGCGTAGGTGTCTTAACGATGTTCTATTTAGGTATTAAAATCTACAAGGAATTTACAAAATAATTATGAGTGATAGCAGTGAAAAACTATATGGTCTCCAAGACCTCCTGATTGATGAGTTCATTAATCGCATACAGAGCGGTGAGGCGTCTCCAAGTGACCTTAATGCCGCCCGTCAGCTCCTAAAGGACAACCAAATTAGCGCAACAGTAACCAACGACAACCCAATGGCTAACCTTGTCAGTATGCTTCCGTTTGATGACGAAGGTGTTGACCGCGTAGCTTCCCGATAATGGCTAGAGATTACAAAAAAGAATACGAGAACTACCACAAGAAACCTGAGCAACGTCGCAGGAATGACTCTAGGAAAGCCGCAAGGCGTCTGATGGTCAAGAAACATGGCAAAGCTAAGCTTGCTGGTAAGGACATCGATCACAAAGATAGAAATCCTAAGAACAACTCGTCGAGCAACCTACGGATACAGTCAAAGAAGACTAACCGAGGTAACAACAAGTAACATATGGAGATACCCCCACAGCTCAAGGACTTTAAGAACTTCCTGTATTTATGCTGGAAGCAACTTAATCTGCCTGATCCTACTCCGCTGCAATACAACATAGCGGATTACATGCAGAATGGTGATAGGCGTGCCATTGTGCAAGCGTTCCGTGGCTGTGGGAAGTCTTGGATCTGTTCCGCTTACGTGGTTCACCAGTTACTCCTAGATCCCTCGCTGAACATCCTTGTTGTGTCTGCTAGTAAGACACGCTCGGATGACTTCAGTACCTTCACACTTCGTCTCATTAACGAGATGGAGATACTCCACCACTTGCGCCCTAAGGACAACCAGAGGCAGTCTAAGATCTCCTTTGATGTTGGCCCTGCTCCTGCCTCTCACGCGCCCTCAGTGAAGTCTCTAGGCATATCCTCGCAGCTTACAGGATCACGTGCGGACATTATCATTGCGGACGATATTGAGGTAGCCAATAATAGTGCCACGATGTTGATGCGGGAGAAGCTATCTGAGCAGGTAAAAGAATTTGACGCTATCCTGAAGCCCGACGATACGTCCAAGGTTCTGTTCCTTGGAACACCTCAGACATTCGACTCGATCTACACGAAGCTCCAAGAGCGTGGATACAAGAGTCAGATTTGGCCAGCTACGCACATTACTCAGAGTCACAACGAGAAGATCTATGATGGGAACGTAGCGGACATCTGTGTGGACGCCGAGCAAGAAAACAGATCTACAGAGCCTTTGCGGTTCTCCGATGTAGACCTAGCGGAACGTAAGATCAGTTATGGTTCTGCGGGATACACCATGCAATTCATGTTGGATAGTAAACTGTCTGACGTCGAGAAATTCCCTCTGAAGATCAGTGATCTGATTGTAACATCCATTGACAACGAGGTAGCCCCTGAGCGCTACGTGTGGGCTCGTGATCCTCAGCTTGAGTGGGACTCTACTGTTCCTAACG